CTGCTCGTACACGATGCGAGTGAGTGCGTCTTTCTCGTTGACGTACCTGCAAAGGCTGTTGACGTATCTAACGGCTTCCTGTTCGGTCATCTTCGTGTGTCTGAAATTACTACAATGCGATTATATATAGAGAGGTAGCTGGATTTAACCAGCCACCGATGTTTTTATGATGACATGATACGGATATTCCGTCAACGCAGGAACTGCGGCGCAGAACAAATCTGTATGCCATTCGGGATAACCTGCATTGTCAACCGTTGACGTGATGAGCGTCATAATGCCACTATCACCTACGCTTGCAGTCTGTCTCTCCACAACAGGCGATTTGTAACGCTCCGCGAAGATAGCGTCAAGAACGCCAGTGTGTTGTATCTGGCCTGCCTCGCCCATAGGACGCAGAACGGCAATGTCATCCTCCCAGCCCTTGACAGACTTGCGGACGGTTACGCCACCGAGAATTTCACCCTCCTCGATTACCTGTATAGGTGAAATCAAGCCGAGTACGTTAAGGTACTCATTAACCCAATCCTCGGAAAGTGTGCTGCCAAGCGAGTACGGCTTTTCTGCCACCTTACGGTAATTAATCACATCGTCACGCAGCTTCGCGTTCTTCAAGAACACGTTGCGCCACATATTGAGCGTGATGTTCCACTTCATTGCACCGTCATAGCCAGTGCGCTCGCGGAAATCATTTTCAATCTTGTACATCTGTTCGATGAGGTCGCAGTCTGCGTCCGTCCAAACCTTTTCTCCTGCGTTCACAAAGTTCGCTGCGGGAACGGGGGCTTTGAGGTTGTACCAAATAACGTTCTCGTTGTCTGCGTTCACGCCCTTGATAGCAGCCGTTGACATAATCTGCGCAGCCATATTGGAAAGACGCAGGTCAACGGTGTTCTTCAATGCTTGCAAGTCAACGATGTAATTCTTGATTAGCTCGTTGGTAATGCTGTCTGTTCCGAACTGCTTTACGATTTGCTCCTTTTGGTAGCGTTCCGTATGTTTCTCCATGAAGCCCTTGCCGATTTCGGGGATTGTACCCATGAAATCGGCAAAGCCAGTCCTATCCATCTGGGTTGTGGATGACAGTGGAGCACGGAAGTCAGCCATTTCATCGGGGCGTGTGGTCTTTGCCGCAATGCGGAAGATAGCCTCGCCGTGTGAGCCAGTTGGTAGCGTAGAACCTGCAATGGAGAAATGATTGTATGCGAAACGGTACTTCACTTGAAGCATTGCCGAGTTGTCGATAAACGCCTGCAAGTATTTCTTGTCGGTGTCAGACCAAATTCTGTCGTATGCACCGAGTTTTATGTTACCATATTTAGCCATAGTTCATCCTTTCTTTAGAGTTCAAAAAGTCCTTTAATACGGCTTACATTGAAAGCCTTGATGTAGTCGGGTAGAGGAGCCATCCTATCAATGTACGCTATCTCGTGCATAACTGGTGCTATGCTGTAGATAACATTGTCGTCCACGTTGTTCGTTGGAAACTTCGTAACGGCATCAATATCAAGGAATGAGTTAGGGCTTGTTACGAGTGCGGTTGCATCTGCGCCCTCACTTGCGCCCTCCACGAGAATGTCGCCCTTTGTCAGCGCACCGATTGCATTGCCGAGAGTGACAATCCAATAGTCATTGTTCGTCTCATCTACGGCTGTTACAGCGTAAGCTGCGCCTGTTCCTGTCGCTGTTTCGGGGGCTACCATTAGAATATCACCCACTTGCGGCTGATGACGGAAATCGTCACGGACGATTTTTATCTCCGTACCAGTAGCAGCAACATCCTCAGCAACCTCGAAAGTCTTTAGGACAGCCACTGTCCCGTCAAGTGTGTATTCCGTCAAATCGGCTTGGAAGAACTTACCACCGTTCTTGTAGGGGTTCAAGAGAACGCCTCCGTTGGTAGGTCTCCAAGAATTCTTCTGTGCGCTTCCAGTGTTGTAGAACACATACTTTTTGTCGCCGTATGTATTCTTCGACTGCAAGGTCACACGACCTAAAAACACGTTGTTCATACTTTTACCTTTTTAATTATTAGAATTTTTCCTTTTCACGCTTGATTTGCTCTTCGCGCATCTTGCGGATTTTTGCAAGTTCGGGGTCTTGTCCTTCCGACCCACCGCCTGCACCTCTTGGAGTGGTGTTTGGCTTCACCCCCGCGAAGTCGGCGTTGTAGTCAGCCACAAGAGACTTGACAAGCTCTTCCTTGTCGGCTTTCGGGTCGAAAGCGTAGCCTTTCAGTCTGCGCTCAATCCAACCTTGCGCGTTGTCAAAGTCCTTCAGCTTCTCGCCGAGCTGCTTGGAAACGTCCGTCTTGTATTCGGTGAGTTCCTTCGCCGCTTTCTCGGCTTCACGCTCTTTCTTCAGCTCCCCGATTTCTTGCAGCAGCAAGTCGATTTTGTCCGTCGGCTCTGTTGGCTTCTCATCGGGTTTCGGTTTGGGGTTTTGCTTCTCCCACTCTTGCTTCTCCTTGAAATGGTCGGAGTTCATCTTGCGTACTTGCCCCTCGAATGTCTTGATTAGGGGTGAGATGCGCTCAACGAAAGCGTCCATTTCCTCTTCTTCGCCAGCAAAGCCATAGAGGGCTTCCATGCCTTGCACGGTCTTGTTCGAAAGCAGTTTCTCTGCTCCATTCTTGGTATTTAGGGTCTCTAAAAACTGTTCCTTTGTAAATTTCATATTATGCTGTTTTGTGAATATTACACCGCAAAGTTATTTATATTTTGTCTAATTAAAATAATATAAAACCCTAAAAATCGTTTACCGTAAACGATAAAGATTTTAATACCTTATTTATTATATATCTAAATATGTAATTTTGCGCTATGAAAGAACAGATAGCTATACCCCAAAAAGAAAACGTAATGAAGCCCCAAGAGGGATTTCAGATGGATTTTGCGTCAGCCAGTGCCGACGTGATTTTCGGTGGTGGCATTCTCGGTGGAGGCAAAACGTTTGCGGCTATCCTTGCTTTGGCGCAGCCATTGATGACAGACCCCGATTTCCGAGCGTTGATGTCGAGACGCTCTTTGCAGAACACAAAGGTTGCTGGAGGTTTCGCCGACAAGTTCGTAACTATCTTTGGAGACTACTGCTCAATAAAGATATCGGATAGCCCTCGTGTTACTTTCCCTAACGGTTCTTTCTGCGACCTTACTTATATAGATGACACGAACATGGATGCGCTCAAGGAGCGTGCTAAGGGTTGGGAATATGACGTGATTGCCACGGACGAGTTGACCGAGATGTCGTGGCAGGCGTTTTCCTACCTGCAAACACGTAACCGTGGACGCTCAAAGACGTTCACAGGAAAGTTCTTTGCTATGATGAACCCTAAACGCTCGCATTGGGTTAGACAGTTCATAGATTGGTATATAGGCTCGGACGGTCGTATAATCCCCGAAAGAAGCGGTTGTGTCCGCTATTTCTTCATATATGGTGATACCGTTAACGATGTGGCTTGGGGGGACACGAAAGAGGAGGTTTATGAGAAATGTAAGATACAGATAGACGAGAAACTGAAAGACTTTGTGGATGTCGGAATGACCTACAAGGACATGATAAAGTCTTTCGTGTTCTATCTTGGCAAGTTGTCGGAGAACCGCTCCCTGCTCGAAAACAACAGAGGCTATATCGGCTCTATTGCCGCATCGGGAGGCAGGCAGTCAAAACAGCTGCTTGAGGGTAACTGGAACGTTGACCCCGACGAGGATAATGAAGCCCCGCTGAAAAGCGAGGATATTAGGGAGTGTTTCATCAACGACCCTAGGCGCAACGGTGAGAGATGGATAACCGTGGACTTGGCAGGCGAGGGTAATGACAATCTCGTGGCTCTTCTTTGGGATGGTTTCCATTGCTACGACAAGTGTGTGCGCTCAGACACCACGCCGCAAGCCAACGCCAACATCGTAAGGCAGTTTGCGGCAGAGAACGAAGTAAGCACAAGTCACATAATATTTGACGCTGTGAATGGAGCGTATTTCAACGACTATATTCCCGACGCTATACCCTACAAGTCGAGCAAGAAGCCGTTTGGTCTTTACAAGGACACTGCGCTCACAATAAAGGATATGTGCTATCTGCGCCTCTGCCAAATGGTGAGAGACGGAAACATTACGTTTGATGATAAGTTGTCAAACTCTTATTATACCCACAAGCGGCTTGCACCAATATTGATGCAGAACGAGATAATGGAGGAATTTTCCGTTATCCGTTTTGACGAGCAGACCAATGGGAAGAAAAAGCTGTGGCCTAAGAAGAAGATGAACAGAATGCTCGGCAAAAGCCGTTCTATGGATGTTGCCGACCCTTGCGCAATGCGTATGCTGCCTTGCGCCAACATGGAGTATGGCGGTGAAGTGGATAACGAGACAGTAAAGGTGGATGTGCGGGCGGAGGAGAACACCCAATATGCACCGAAGCAATCAATATACGATGACACATTTTGGTATTAGGTTATGACGATTGAAGAAGTTGATAAGATGATGGACGACCTCGTAAAGAGGGGATATAAGCCTATCCGCTTGGACTTGGCTTTCGCCTTGCTGCGTGATATTGTGGGGATAGAAGCCGCAGGGTATCTGCTGTACCGTGCACCCTTGAAACACCCGAAAGATTACGCAAGCAGCGGCAAGAGTATGTATATCAAGAAGATGTTAAAGGATATGGGCTTGGGCTACGAGGCGCGACCAAAAGAGCCAAAGAAAGCGACAGAAAACGATGATAGCGCACAGGACAACAAAAAAAGGCTGACTGGCGACATAACACGTGAGCAGAACAAAACGGAGCTTCTGTCCTTGATAGAACGCGCAAGGAGAGCCTCGGAGAATGGCGACATTGACGTAAAGGACGCTCTGACAATGGAAAAGGACATCCGTGTGAAACTGCAAGACAAGTTCGACATGGAAAAGTCCGAGGATGAAAGGCGCATTATCGTAGTCCCGCAGAAGCACGATGTCGTCTGCCCCCACACCCATAGGGAGTGTACCTATATGCCGACGAAAGAGGCTTGTATGGAGCATTACAATCTGAAAGAAGCGTAAGCAATGACAAGAGAGGAAAGAATACAATACCTATTGACCCACACGGAGGCTTTGCTGCAAAAGAAGCCGTTTTTCCGTGGCAGCTCGCAAAGGGCGAGCAGTGCGGGCGAACACATCAATGCCGACACCTTGCGTTCTGTAAGGGCGAGACTGCCGCAGATACGCAAGAATATCGTGACGCAGGAGCGGTTTGCCAAAGAGCTTGACCCGATGAGCCACGACGTGTTGTTTGACGACAATCTGCCGTCAATCTGTATGAAGATGCAGGACGGACATTTTTATGAGATAAAGTTCAAGCGCACGAGCGTAGCTTTTCAGCAACAGATACTCAACAGCCACACGATATACCTGTGCGGCAACAAGATGGATATAACCCTTTACGAGAAGAATCCGAACGACGTTGACAAGTCCAATTACGCCACGATAATGCGCTATTGGTCGGAGTGCAACATGGACGGCTGGAAGACGAAAGCCGTCTATACTCAGAAAGGGCAGGGCGACTGCGGCTTGCTCTTCTACTACGACTACAAGGGGATGGTAAGATGCCGCTTGCTTTCCTTTAACGATGGCTACGTTATCATATCGCACAACGATGACAACGGCGACAGGCTACTTGAGTGCGTCTATTATGCGGATGAGAACGGAACGGAGTACATCGACTGTTACGATGACACCTACAAATATACCCTCCACTCCGCATCGAAAGGGGAAGTGGCGAGCGATGACGGCTGGGTGCGTGATACACCAGTTGCTCACGGTTTCAGCGAGATACCACTCGCAACGAAAAGGGGCGACGTGGCTTGGAACACAGCGCAGTCGCTAATTGACATCTACGAGATTATATACAACATCTTCTTCGTCATTCAGAAGCGCAACGGATGGGGTATCATATTCATCAAGGGGCAGGTGAATGACCAAGTGAAGAAGTTGGCTGGCAACGTCCTTTTGCAGGACACTTCCATTGACGGCAACGGCGACGTTAAGGCGGTCGCTCCACCAAGTCCGCAGGGTATGCTCGACAGTCTGCAAGACCTCTTCGAGAAGATACAGATAAACTCATCCTGTACGTTCCTGCTGCCAAAGGACGTGAAGTCGAGCGGCGACATTTCGGCGTTGGCTATCACCCTCACGCGAGACCTCGACTTAAAGAACGCACAACAGGGAGTGATTGAATGGCAGAACTTCGCCGACAAGATGATGCGCCTGTTCAAGGAGGGATTGGCGAAACACCTCGTAAAGACAGGCGAGAACCCGACGGCGATAACCGACTTCGCGCGGTTAAAGATTTCTGCGAAGTTCAAGATATGGCAACCGTTCAGCAAGACGGAGTACAACAATATGCTCATTTCGATGAAACAGGCAGGTATTTTGTCAACAAAGACGGCTGTGGAGAAGAACACCGAAGCCGAGGCTGACGAGATACAGCGGCTCTCCGTAGAGGAGGAGGCGAGCTTGAAGAAAGCCGAGGAGGAGGAGACGAAGAAAAAGCAACAGACCACGAAAGAAACGACCACTAACAATGCAGCAGACGCAAGCAAATAGGGATTGGACTGCCAACAGCTGCAGCACATACGCCACTTTGGGGGCGAGCAACCACTCTTCATACAAAAGAGAGGGCAGAGATTTCTATGCCACTCACCCCGACACGACAAGAAAGTTTTTGGAGAAAGAACGCTTTTCTGAAAACGTGTGGGAGTGCGCCTGTGGGCGGCTTGATATGAGCAAAGTTCTCGAAGAATACGGCTACAACGTGCGCAGTTCCGATATTGAGGACAGAGTAGGTAATGAGGTCTTGGATTTCCTTTCCTGCAACGAGCCGTGGCACGGCGACATCGTAACCAATCCTCCTTACAGGTATGCGCAGGAGTTTGTTGAAAAGTCTTTGGACTTACTGCAAGACGGACATAAATGTGCGTTTCTGTTGCGTATTCAGTTTTTGGAGGGAATAAAGCGCAGAAAACTCTTTGACGAAAACCCACCAAAGACGGTATATGTGTTCAGCAAAAGGGCATTTTGCGCACGGAATGGCGAATTTGGAAAATACAAAGGTGTCGGCTCAGCAATCGCTTATGCTTGGTTCGTTTGGGAGAAAGGCTACAAGGGCGACACGGTGGTAAAATGGATTTAAGGCATGGAGAAACAGAGCTTATACATAAAGAGAATTGACGACGAGGGGAACGGGGTCTTGTTTCCTAACGCCAAAGAGCCAGCAAAAATCGGCACGTTCACCTACAACGCACAGCGTATGGGCGGTGCGCCGACAATCAAGGCTACCCTTATGTACAAGCGTTGCCTCGATGATGATTGGACGCATAAGGAATACGTGGAGTTCTGTGGCGAGAAATACTACGTCACGCAGATACCCACGTCCTCAAAGTCCAACGACAGTATTTTCTACAAGCACGAGCTGACTTTCCAAAGCGAGCGAGCCGTTCTTGACAACACGCTTTTCTTCGATGTCGTTACAGACGATGTTGACGAGCAATATGAGGACAGATACAAGTCCAATGACAGCGATGTAACGTTCTACGGCGACATAAACGAGTTCGCCTCTCGTCTTACCTCTTCTATGATATATAGCGGTCTATGTACATACGACGCTGCCACAAAGACGTATGACGGCTATCACGTTGTCGTGGACGAGGGTATCACAAGCGACATCGTGGAGGTGTCTTTCACCGACCAATACCTTTCAGAAGCCTTGCAGGGGATATACTCCACTTACGGGCTGACCTATTACTTTGTCGGCAAGGTGTGCCACGTTGGATATACGGAGAACGCCATCGCCACGCCCTTTGAGTATGGCTTCAAGAAAGGCTTTTATTCTATTACCAAGTCCAATGCGAACAAAAAGCTGATTGATAGAATAACGGGCAAGGGTAGTGATACAAATATCCCCTATTATTATCCCAATGAAAGTGCGGACGGAACGCCTACGTACACTACGAGCGGATTTGAGTCTTCGTTAGTTGAAAGATTGGATTTACGGACGATGCGTAGCGTATTCGGCAGCTCGGCAGGTACGTTCACATGGGAGAAAAGGGACATAACCGCAAAGAACAATGATTATAATGTAAGGATATACTTCACAAATACCGATATAAAGAAGAATGCGTATATCTATACAAACCATACGTTTACGACGACTATATATTCAAGCAAGAAAGGAGTAACTATATATGTAACTCCGCAATTTGCTGTCAGCGATGGCAATGTCGATTCTATTGGATATAAAGCGACTTACGGAAACACAACAGTTGACAACAACGGTTATTATATAAGTATAGGAAATAACGCAGCGGGGGATGCGATTGCTATGCCAATAGAAAAAGATGGACAGACAATAACGCTAACGTTCTCCTTATTGATAAGGATTTACCACCCTTATACTTCACAAGGAGCGAGGATGCTTGCGAATATGTCAACATTCGATTATTCCGGGCAGCCGGGGTATGGTTTTACTTCTGAGAGCGGAAAGTTCGCCTTGTATGGCAATAGCGGGATTATCATCAATGGCGCAGACACCAACCTTGAAGTAGGCGACTCTATAACCATTACAGGCAGGAAATACGTTACCCCTATGTCAAACCTTATGCCCTCGATATACCGGGAGAGTGAGGGTACGGAACGCTTTTATGATGCGACCAATGGCACTTATAGCAGCGAGACCTATCTACCTGCAAGTAATGGCGACCTTACTTTCAAGAACCCATACGTCAAAGGGCAGCAGCACGAGGCAATACAGGATTTTGACGATATAAAGCCAACCATTGAGGGTATCAAGAACGCTAACGGAGAGCTTATAGGCGTTATAGAGGATATTGCCTTTGACGAGAATGATAACGACCTTTTGGGCGATGGAAGTTCAAACAACGTTTTCAACGGAACGGATGAGTACGAACACTCTTACTTTTACATAAAGCTGCACATCTTCAATGGTGATTACGGCTTCAACCTTTTCGATTACGCTTCGGAAAGCGAGGAGGCTTACATAGAAATGACAAGCGGCAACTGTGCGGCCTGTAAATTCCAAATCGGTGTTGTAAAGAAACAGGTAAATGATGCGTATGAGTTCTACAACCCCGTGCAAGTTGATAGCAACGGCGACATTGTAAGCGGTGATTTCGAGCAAAAGGTTTTAGGTATAAACTATCGCCAAAGCCAGCAGCAAAGCACACTGACAAATTCCGTTTGGATTGCGGTCAAAAAGGACAACAGCACTTTTGATGTCGTAATGCCAAACGCGACACACCCTTACAGACCGTCAAAAGGCGACACCTTTGTGATTACTGGTATCAATATGCCAAAGGTGTACATCCTCGCTGCCGAGAAACGTCTTGACGCCGCCTTGATTAAGTATATGAAAGAGAACAACGAGGAGCATTTTGACTTCTCGGCGAATTTCTCGCGCATATACTTGGCGGAAAACGAAAGTATATTCAACCTGCTCAACGAGAACGCAAGAATTACAGTAAAATACAACGGCGTAGCGCATACATTATACATATCAGATTACACCGTTAAGGCTGACGATAACATCATTTACGAGGTGAGCGTTGAACTTGCGGAAGAACTGACTGTTGGCGAAAGCTCCGTGAAGCAACAAATATCGGCTGCAAAATCGGATGTTCTCGCTTCGATAAAAGGTGGAAGTACTTACGATATTGCCGCTCAAGGATTGAAGCTATTTCTTTCTAAGATACAAGACGACACCGCCAACGGCATAATAACGTTCCTCAAAGGGCTGAGGCTCGGCTCCGACGGCAAGTACTACATCGACGAGAAAGGGCAGGCGGTGCTGAGGGCGATACGGAGCGACGACTTCGCCAAGGGCGACCTCGGCTCGGGCTTCGGCGTCTATGACTACGGCTCGGGC